TTAAGGAAAACTATTCTCCTGAAAGGGACGAACATAACAGCATAGAGTTAGACGATACAAGAAAAAATCGTCTAACACTTACGCACCTTAATGACTTACGTAAGATGAGAGAGTATAGAAAAGTACAGAATAGTGAAGAAAAAGCAAGACTAAAGCAACAATATGGCGGTAGTTCTGAACAATCTTCTGAACCTGAACTATAATACTTAATTGTCAAATAATTGCTTAAAAAAGCAGTTATATATGTATATAAGTTAGATATGACCTTTGTTAAATAACTTATATCTGAAAAACGGCGTAAAAAATAGCCGTTTTTTACTATTTCCGTAATAAACCCCAAAAACCTCTATAAATACATGTGAAACAAATAGAAGTGTTTCTACAACCTTGCCACATCAAACGACTTTAGTTATTTGTGGTGATTATAGAAGATAAGGAGACAAATATTATGTCAGACAGAAGTACATTAGAACAAGTACTAGAACTTCTAATCAATGAGGAAAAAGACGCCGCGGAAAATATGCTACATGATTTCATCGTAGCAGAGGCTCGTAGGATCCATGAAGAACTTCTTAACGATAGTGATGAAGTTGTAGAAGAAGACCTTGAGGATATTGACGAATCTGAGGCCGAAACTGACCAAGTTGAGGAAAAGGAAGAAGTACAAGAAGTAGCATCGGAAGAAGATACAAAAGCTATCGAAGACGATACTGCTGAAATCGAAAACGAAGAATTCTATGATGCAGACGAAAAATCAGAAGACGAAGCTGTTGCAGACCTAGAAATGGGTGATGCAGAAGAAGAGGCTCCGGCTGATGATATGGAAGCACGTGTAGACGACCTAGAGTCAAATCTAGCGGATCTTGAAGCGGAATTCGAAAAAATTATGTCAGGTGAAGGCGATGACATGGAAGACGAAGCTGATGAAGAAGAAAAAGCTGAGGACGACATGGAAGAAGCAACTGAAATCGAAGCTGTTGAAGAAGAATCAGCAGACGGTTCAGATGAACTAGAACTTGACTTAGAAGAATCAGAAGACGAAGCAGAAGCAGTAGAAGAAAAATCTACAGAAGAAGCAGATGAGAAGTTAGAAGAATATGTAACTCCAGCAACTGCTAAAGCAGGCGATGACGGCGATAAAGCGGCATCACCAGTTAATGCTAATGCAAAGCGTCCTGGTGACGATTCAAATGCAAAACCAGTAGGCCAAAACGATGGTAACACAGCGGGCGGCAAAGGTGATGCACCAAAAGATATGTCAACAGGTAACGTAAACGTATCTGGAAACAGTAAAGCACCTGCTATGAAGGCTGAAAAGGCTTCTGAAGGTGATGGCGGCGCTAACACAAAGTCAGTTAGTAGCTAATAAAAACTTTGGAGAAAACCAATGACCGTTCTTATTGAAAGATTATCTCACAAACAAGCGAATGTGAAGTCACGTATCGTTGAAGGTGATGACGGTGGAAAAAACATGTTCATGGAAGGCATTTTCGTTCAAGGTAACGTAAAAAATGCTAACCAAAGGGTATATCCAGTTTCTGAGATTGCTAAGGCTGTTGAATCAGTTCAAAAGAAAATCGAAGAAGGGTTCCCTGTATTAGGTGAATGTGACCATCCGCCGGAGTTAACAGTTAACGTTGACCGTGTTTCGCATATTATTGAAAGTATGTGGATGGATGGACCGAACGGATATGGTAAACTTAAAATTGTTCCTACACCCATGGGTAACATTATCAGAACACTAATCGAATCAGGTGCCACGCTAGGTGTCTCATCTCGTGGTTCTGGTGAAGTTGGTCACAATGGGAATGTTAGCAATTTTGAGATTGTCACAGTGGACATCGTTGCACAACCAAGTGCTCCGGATGCCTATCCGAAGGCAATCTACGAAGGTTTAATGAACATGCGTGGTGGTTACCAAACTTGGCAACTAGCACAGAATGTACAAACAGACAAGGTCGCTCAAAAATACTTGTCAGAACAAATCGTTAAGTTCATTAATGAACTTAAACTATAACAGGAGAAGCAACAATGGCAAACGAAATCCTTGCTAATCTTTTAGAGTCAGGTGCACTTTCCGAAGAGGCAGGCGCACAGATTAAAGAGGCTTTAGAAGCAAAATTGAATGAAGCAAGAGAGGAGATTACAGCCGAGTTGCGTGAGGAGTTCGCACAGAAGTTTGAACACGACAAATCAGTAATTGTTGAAGCTATGGACAACATGCTAAACACAACAATTAAAGCTGAAATGGAAGAGTTTAAAACAGACCGTGAGGCTCTTATCGCAGAACGAGTTGCATATAAGAAAGCAATTTCTGAACATGCAAAACTCCTTGAAAAATTCATTACTTCTCGTTTGGCGACCGAAGTTAAAGAACTCAGAGCAGACAGGGCAAAAGTTAACGAAAATCTACAGGAAACTAAGAAATTCGTTGTTAAACAACTTAGCCGTGAACTAGCTGAGTTCCACAACGATAAACGTGAATTAGTTAACACTAAAGTACGTTTAGTAGCAGAAGGTAAAACTATTCTTAACAAGACCAAAGATTCGTTTATTAAACGTTCAGCGGAACTTGTTGAAAATACAATCAAGAATTCTTTACGTTCAGAAATGAAAGCGTTAAAAGAAGATATCGTACAAGCTAAAGAAAATGAGTTTGGACGTAAGGTCTTTGAAGCATTTTCAGGTGAATTCATGGCTTCACAATTAAATGAAGGCACAGAAGTAGCTAAAATGAACAAGAAACTTGACGAATCTGCTAATAAGGTTGCAGAACTTGAAAAAGTGATAGCTGATAAAGATGCAGACATTGAAGGCGCTAAGAAGGCTCAACGTATACTAGAAGACAAGATGAACAGAAAAGAAGTTCTATCAGGTCTACTAGCACCGTTAGGCAAAGAAAAAGCAACAGTAATGTCTGATTTATTGGAATCAGTAAAAACTTCAAATCTACAAACAGCATTCAAGAAATATCTACCGGCTGTTTTAGATGAAAAGAACGTTTCAACGAAAGAAGAAACACAAACATTAACAGAAGGCAAAGTGACTGAAATTACTGGTGACCGTGAGGTAGCAACTCAGGAAGAATCACAGTCGTCAGGAAGCGATGCCGAAATTATTCAGCTTAAGAAATTAGCTGGATTAAATTAACCAGGATAATATCAGGAGAATAAAAGATGGAAAATCTTTTTGAAGGAAATAACTGGGACGGAACACGTGATGCTCTACTAGAAGGTCTAGAAGGCACAAAGCGTGACACAATGTCCGCAGTTTTAGAAAACACTAAAGTAGCACTTAACGAAAGTGCAACTGCTGGTGCAACACAGGCTGGTAACATCGCAACACTTAACAAAGTGATCCTACCAGTTATCCGTCGTGTAATGCCAACAGTTATCGCAAACGAAATCATCGGCGTTCAGCCAATGACTGGACCAGTTGGTCAAATTCACACATTACGTGTACGTTACGCAGAAGCAAAAGCTGGCGTGGCGGCAGGTGATGAGGCATTAAGCCCATTTGAAATTGCTAACGCATATTCAGGTGACGCGGCAGGGGCTCCGGCTTCTACAGCATCACTAGAAGGTGAACCAGGTTCAAAAATGTCAATTCAAGTCCTAAAACAGACTGTAGAAGCTAAAACAAGAAAGCTATCTGCACGTTGGACTTTTGAAGCGGCTCAAGATGCTAACTCAATGCACGGTTTAGATATCGAAGCTGAAATCATGGCGGCTCTAGCAATGGAAATCACTGCTGAAATCGACCAAGAGATCCTAGGCTCACTATCTAACTTAGCATCAACTGGCGCTACATATGACATGACTGCATCTTTCACAGGTACACCAACATTTATCGGTGACAGACATGCCGTTCTTGCGACATTAATCAACCAACAAGCTAACCTAGTAGCACAGCGTACAAGACGTGGCGCGGCTAACTGGGCAGTTATCTCACCATCAGCACTAACAGTTCTACAATCTGCAACTACATCAGCATTTGCACGTACAACTGAAGGTACTTTTGAAGCACCAACAAATACGAAATTCGTAGGTACTCTAAACGGTACAATGAGAGTATATGTTAACACATATGCATCAAACGATGACGTACTACTTGGTTACAAAGGTCAAGGCGAAATCGATGCGGCGGCATTCTATTGTCCGTACGTACCGCTAATGTCTTCAGGTGTTGTTGTTGATCCGGCTTCTTTTGAGCCAGTAGTTTCATTCATGACTCGTTACGGTTATGTTGAACTAACAAACACTGCATCATCACTAGGTAATGCGGCAGACTACGTTTCAAAAATCGCAGTCTCAAATCTATCTTTCGTATAATTCGTTATACACAGATTACGAAGAAAGCCGGGATTTATTCCCGGCTTTTTTTATGGCTAAAAAACCATTAATTCTGATAAATACAATTAGAGAAAATATAACCCGTTTGAGAGAGAATTCACATGGCAGAGCAAATTAAATTTGGCGACAGATTATTTCTAAAAGGCGAAAAGCTAATACTAGATTCTGTTGCAAATGCAGTAATAAAACCTAACCAAGGTACACTAGAAATTGAAGGTAATTTACTAGTATCGGGTACGACTACAACAGTTAATTCAGAAACAGTTTCGGTTGCAGACCCGTTTATGTTATTAAATGGAGACCTCACAGGTGCGGCATCAGAAGATGTAGGTATCGAAATAAACAGAGGCACAGACGATAATAAGAAATTTGGTTGGGATGAAACATCTGCTAAGTTCTCAACATTCAGTGACGATTTAAAAACAGGTGCTATCGAAGGAACTGATATGGTTCTTTCAGGTGCTTTAGTAGGTGATATAAATTCAGAACTAGGTGATGTAATAATCGATGTAACTGGCAATGGTACAGTAGATATTAACTCAGGTAATATTGACGGTACTGTTATTGGTGCAACTGCACCGGCACAAGCAACTTTTACTGCACTTACTTGGTCTACTACAACAAACACTACAGATGATTTAACCGAAGGTACAACAAACCAATATTATACAGATGCTAGAGCAAGAGCGGCTATCAGCATGGATGCTGGTAGTGAATTAACATATGATCCTGCAACTGGTATAATATCTTTTTCAGGAAATTACTATCAAGATTCAGATGCTAGAGCGGCAATTTCTGTTGATGGTAATGAAATAGGATATGACCAGGCAACTGGTATTATCAGTTATGATGCGCCTACAGATTTTGGTCTTTTAACAGACACAAATGTTATTTCAGGCTCAACAGGTGGATCTACCGGTTCTAGTTTACCAACTAATGTTGGTTCTTTTTATAATGATGCAGGTTATGTTACACAAAGCTATCAAGGATTTGCCGCAGATTGGCAAGCAGATGATGTTACTAATTTAAATGCCGCAAAGGCATACACAGACCAACAAGTCGGTGCAGTAGTTGACGTTGCTCCGTTGCAATTAAATACATTAAAGAAATTAGCGTCGGCAGTAAATAACGATGCAGATTATAGTACAACAATACAAAATCAAATTAATGGTTTAGCAGTAGCAAGTAATTTATCAACTGTAGCTACAACAGGTAGCTTTAATGATTTAATAGACCAACCAAATATTCCTACAAACATAAGTGATTTACCAAATGACAGTGGTTACTTAACTTCCGGTGATTTACCAACCAATTATATGATTAACAACGGTAATAACACAGTAGCAGGAAGTATCACACCGTTCACTGATGCAACTTTTAGTTTGGGTACTCCAACAAAAAGATGGGAATATGTTTATGGTGAAACTGTTGAAGCAACATACGCCGATTTAGCAGAAAGATATGAAGCAGATGATGTTTATGAACCTGGAACTGTTCTTATATTTGGTGGCGATAAAGAAGTTACTAAAACAGATGTACATACTGACTACAGAGTAGCAGGTGTTGTAAGTACTAATCCAGCTTATAAAATGAATTCAGATGCAGGAGCAGATGACACTCATCCATATATTGCATTGCGTGGTAGAGTTCCATGCAAAGTCATGGGACCAGTAGCAAAAGGCGATTTAATGGTAACATCTAGCGTTAAAGGACACGCAAAAAGTGTCGGCGGTACTGATATGGGACGTTCAGTTTTTGCTAAATCTTTGACAAATGACCCTTCTGAGGGTTCTAAAATTATCGAAGTAGTAATACTTTAATAATTATATACAAACAGTCATAAATCCACAATCCAAGATAAATAAAGATAGATTACACTTAACCCAATTCAGTGTAGTTTATAATAAATCGATTTTTTATAGACGGGAGAAACAATATGGCGGCATATGCAATACAGTTCCGTCGTGGGACAACGACACAACACTCATCATTTACTGGCCTAGTAGGTGAAGTTACTGTCGATACTGACAAGAAAACTCTTGTAGTCCACGATGGCGCAACAAC